CATTTCCCACCATAGATGGTTTTTGTTGATAAATGGAATCCGGTGATTTTCCTGTATAATTAATTTTTTGCATCGATTGGTTTATTTATTTTTTGCTAATACACATTAATATTTTTGTTTTTTTAAATTATTTATGTTGTTTTAGGTAGTATGACTATCGAAATTTGTTTAAATCAATATGATTTAAACAAATTTCTTTATCCTAATTTTTCAAATGGTAGATGGATTTCAATATCCAAATGGAAAATTAGTTGCGGAAGTTAAAAAAAGACAAAAATTAGAAGCAAAAGTAAAAAAAATGGAAGCAGCAATGAAGAAAAATGGCAAAAAAGTATCTGACGAAAAAGTGCCAAAAAGTGACAAAAAAGATAAATAATTAACAAAGTGTTGGTGGCCATCACGTGAAATATCAAACATTTAAAATACACACCGCTCTAAATAAACAATTCTTTAAATACATGACCTTTTACCTAAATTTATTTAAACAAAATGGTAGAATTCATATTAAGTAATGGAACAAAAATTTTTAAAAAATACACAAAATGAAATTCATGATTTATTAAATCAAGAAGGTAATCGAAAATTGGAAATCCAAGATTATTATGAAAACAACCACGATTTTTTTATTAAATTGACTGACAACAACATTGCAATTCGTAAATGTGAATTGGATGATTTTCGTGTTTTAAAAAAAAACGACCAAGACCACGACAAATGTGAATTTCAAATTGAATGTAGACGATGTGGTGATTTAGTAGATAAAGCATATTTAATTTTGGAACTTTGCGACAATTACAATGTGGAAAATACAAGTGGTTTATTGGATATATTGTCGTCTTACCAAGTAAGTATGGAAATTGGCGGAAGTCGAATTTTCCAAACAACAATTGGATTGCTTTATTTTATTGCGACATATTTGGGTGAAGAAATTTACTATGTTGAATTGGATAAAATAAAACATGAATTGGATCAATTTGATCAAAACGTTCAAAATAAAATGACAATTAAACAATTAATTCGACAACAAACAACTGGGCAAAAACAAGGAAATAAATATTTATTGATTCCCATGTCATTTAATTTTTTAGTGAAAAATCTGAATTTGATTGGACTGGCATTTCATGGTATAACTTTCCGCTTACAAGGCACCAACCATCAACACGTTTGTTCAATGGTCAAAACCTTTAAAATTAGCTTGGTATATTTATTTTTAGGAAATAAATTGCGACAAACAGTGGCACAAAAATCATTTGAGTTGAAAGCGTTAAGCAGTACCATTGACAAATATCTGTTTCATACACATGAAAGTATTCGATTTAAATTTCCATGCTATTTACGCCAATACATGTTGAAATATTTTACTGTGTCAATCAGTCCTCAATACGATAAAATCGATCGTGATTTATGGTCCACTGTACCCTCTTTATTACCAGAAATCCAGTGTGTTCAATCAAAACATTCGAACCAACAATACCTAATTGAGAATGCGGAGATTCGACGAGGAAATTCACACGTAATTTATTTATTTTCAGGTGATCCAAATTACACCATGAAAAATTGGATTACGAAACATATGACGGAAAATGATGGTGTTTTGGAACAAGCCATGGGAAATGCTACGTCGACAAATAATAAGCAAGTGGAAGAATCGCTGTCACGTAAACGAAAAAGATGTGTAAATTATTCGGCAAATAATCAAGAATATACCGATATTCATATTGTATTAACTCCTTGTTCCATTCCGATAAATGTGGAAACATGTTATTTTCAACAAAATAAATTACGAATAATGAGTGGAATGGGCGGATTAGCGTATTCAAGCTAAATTAATTAACGATTTGATGTGTCTAATAATCCCGCTCTTCCAATTAATTTAATATGAGAATCATAAACTTGATCTAAATTTCTTAATTTTTGAAAAATATAGTTCATTTTTATATTACTTCAAAAAAAAAGATACAAAATAACACAAAACAATATAAAAATGGCGCAAAACAAAACATTTAAAAATTAATTAGACACAATTAGTAAAAAATGAATAAAAAAATGAACAAAACAAATGAGTATAAACGTTGTATCAATTTTTTGTCTGAACTGAATATTGACACAAAGTAAAAATATTCTTTAAATACAGCTTATATTAAATGAATGGACACAAAGTAAAAATATTCTTTAAAAAATAAATAAAATTTTAAATACAACCAAAATATTTAGAAATATTTAAATTCAAATTCATAATAATAAAAATTTGATCTGTTTATTTTAATATTTATAATCAGATTAAAAACAAAAAAACCATGGAACAAACAAAAAACAATATTATTAAAATTGGTGACCATCAATTTAAACCATATTTCACTGAAGAGCAAATTCAAGGCTGGATCGAAAATATTTCTGTAAAAATTAACCAAGATTACAGTGAATCAAAGGGGCTACATGTCATTGTCATTCTAAGTGGTGCATTTATGTTTGCTTCTGATCTTGTCAAGAAACTTACAAACGTGGCAAGTGTGAATTTTATGAAGTTATCGTCGTATCACAACTTGAATTCTACTGGAAATGTAAAAATAATTCTTGATTTGAATCGAGATATTCAGGGTAAAGATATTTTAATTATAGAGGATATAGTGGATACAGGATTAACCATGAATACTTTATGTCGAATGTTGGATACACGAAAACCTGCGTCCATAAATATTTGTACCATGTTGTTAAAACCAGCGGCATTTGAGCGAAATTCGAAAAACCACACAGATTATCCACCAGAGGGTGTCAAGTATGTTTGCCAATCCATAAAGGATGAGTTTGTTATAGGGTATGGATTGGATTTGGATCAAGTTGCTAGAGATCTGCCGTGTATCTACATAAAGTGCTAAGGGGGACACTACGTATCCCCCCAAACCCTTCCTTATCCTACGGAACAACTTTAATCACTACGTATCCCCCCAAACCCCCTTCCTTATCCTACGGAACAACTTTATTCCAAAGGGGGACACTACGTATCCCCCAAACCCCCTTCCTTATCCTATGGAATAATTTTTTATTTAAAAAATTTTGATGTGAATATCAATATCAAGTCAGTTATCTCACATAATTTGTAAATAAATAAAATAATAAATTGTTTAGATGAACAATTTATTTTTTTTTCGCTTTATAATAATATAGTAATGTGGAATAAAATTTTAAATCCAAAAACAGGGCGATTTGTCAAAGTCAATGGCGCAATTGGTAGAAAAATCCTTAAAAAATATTTGATGATGTTGAGAGGTGGATCTGGTGCCAACAATTCTGCCGGAACTACAATTAGCATGGAAGGAGATACTGCCCAATTAGCAAGAGATTTTGCCAGTGGTAAAAAAAAATCGCAAATGATGGTTATACAGGAATACAAGTTGGTACGTTAATTGATAATTTGGCTAAAGAAGATACTTATGATTTAAGTGATCAAAAGAACTTTCCTGGAAAAAAAATATATGGTAAATATATCGCTGAAATAATGTTGCAATTAAATTTTAACAACAAATTTAAAATGTTCTATGATTATTTCAACCAGGAAAATATTAATTTGGTTAATAATAATGAAGAATTAAATGATGATGTGGCGTTGCAAATATTTAGATTATCAAACAAAATTTTTTCAACAATGGAGGATTTTGATGGTGATTCAACTAAAATTAATATTTTAAATAATTTAATTACACATATAAAAGATGAAGTGATAAATGAATTAAGTGCCAACAAATATGATGAATACGACAAAATAATTTCTGAGGAACAATCAAATCTCTTGTAAACGAATAAATAACAAATGATTTTAAACACCTATAATATTCGAAAGCGAAAACACTTGTCGACAAAGTGGACAAGTGGGATTCCCTTGCCCCTGTGGTCTCGATTGACACCAACTCTCTATACAATCATGGCAAAAAAGATGACCACATCCTGGCAATTTTCGGTCTACTGGATTTGAACCCAAGCATATTGGACATTCGTCTTCCTCTTCGATCTGGATTGAATCCACACGATCTTTCTCATCACAATCGAAACAATTTGACAGAAGCAATTGATCATACCGATTGTCAAATATATGGTTTGCTATTCTATTTTTCGATTGGTCATCAAATAATTCTGAATTTTCCAAAGATTGAATTACCAATTGTTTCAATTCCTGAATGGAATTTGCTTCCAGGATTTTTTGACCTAGCATTTGCTTCTTATCCAGGTCCAATTGGGCAATTTTACGTGATTTTTGAAATACTTGAATTACCATTCTTTTAAAATTTTCCAAAGAATGAATTAATGGATTTTGTATTGGATTTGTTGATTGGCATTTCAACACTGTTTTTAAGACCTGGAAATTTCCACTGAATACCAATTCCGCTAATTGGTTTTTCTGTCCATCGGAAATATAAGGTGAATTCGAGAGATTTTCTAAAAATAAATTATAGACGTCTTCCATATTGCTTGTGGTCTTTAAGGTTTCCAATAAAGTGATTCGCCGGACATAGGGAATGGCTTTTTGTAGCACTTCTGAAGTTACTAGAATTTCAGTCAATGTATTATAAATACCAGTTTCGAGATTTGCGTTTGGATTTGCGTTTGGATTTGCGTTTGGATTTGCGTTTGGATTTGCGTTTGGATTGTCCATTGTGAAAGTTTACAATCAACAACTATTTTATTTTCAAAAATCAAATTTACTCTAATCGTAATTTTTATAAATATTTTTTTTTTAAATTTGATTACATGTAATTTCACAAAATACACAAAATAATAACTATTAAATAAAAGAAAACTACATAAAATGACACATATCATTAAATGGATCGATTGTGAACCCACTTTGGAAAATTTTATTAAAAATATGAAAACCCTAGATCAAACCTATAATTTAAATCTAATTCTGCCTATTGTTATGTCTTATTTTTCAATTGAAAAAGACAAGACGCCACAGGATTTGGAAAAGGAACTTCGTAAACATAATTTAAACACTGGTATTATTGCAAAACCACTGGAATCAGAACCTTCTTATGTAAAAATGCTGGAAAGTGGACACAAATTAATCAAGCCATCTTACCTTCATTCCGAAAAAAATGATTATCCCCCAGAAGCGGAATGTAAATATATTTTAATAACCAGCTGTCGCCCAAGACAAGCCGTGGAACAAGAAATACTTCAAATCCATGAATCTCTTAAGGATAATTTTGATAAATTACCAGAATGTGGTGTGCTAATCCAATATCATAGTGAAGACAAAGAAGAAAGTCGCGAGGGAGAAGGTAGTGAGGGAGAAGTTAAAGAGACAGATAAAGAGACAGAGACAGAGGAAGAGACAAAAAAAGAAACGGAGGAAGACAAATTGCATTCTCTAATCAATGCTGGAAAAAAATTAGCTGTATTGGAAAAAATGGATTTAAAACAAAAATTCCAAGAAGTTTTATCACAGTGTCCTACTGCAACAGTCGAATTACTTATTTTAAATGAAGATGGGTCATCTGTATATGTTATTGTGGACAATCATAAAATTATTTTCAATGTTGGAAAAGTTATATATTATGACCAATCAAAGACAAAAATGGAAAAATACATTATGTTAAGTCAATCTTAAATTTAAATTTTTTTTTTAAATTTGATTATGTGAATCAAGTAATTTAATTAAAATAAAAAAACAATGGTTGTAGGTAAACTTAGTTTTTCTGAAATTGTTCAAAAAAATAATCCAACTCCAAATAAAGTTTCAAATAAAATTTCAAATAAGACTCCAAATGAAATTTCAAAATCACAATTGCGTAATCATTTTATAAAAAACCATCTTTTAATTCATTCGTCAAATCAAAATGATTTTACAAATAAATTATTTACTTTTTGGGCAGGTGAATTACATTTTACACATGAAGGGTTTCGCGAATTAATACACAATCTTAATTATTTCAATATTAAGTTGTATGGCGTAGATATATTTGATAAAATCAATGAAGATAGAATTTATGTTGGCACTTCTACACAATCACTTGATGATTATGATGATTATGATCAATGGTGTACATCCATGATTCAATATACAATTCGGCACAATACAAAAAACTTTCGTTATTGTCCTACATTTGGAATTGATCCCTTATTGAATCACTATAAATTATTTTATAAAAAATATAATAAATTATGGAATAAACATGGAACAATTAAAATATTATTAAATAAAACATCACTCACTCAATTATTAAAACATAAAATTAATGAGTTTATATGTAAACCGCCACACTTTAGAAAAGAATTAAAAAATTTTTTAATTGGAATGTTAGAAAAATGAAATAAAAAATGAAATAAAAAATGAAATAAAAAACATGAAAATTTTAAAAATTACATTATTATTTTTCTTTTTGTAGCAAAATCATTGTTGCCTTTGAAGCTACATTGACTTCTGCATCCCATTTAATCAATGGAAAAATTGCACTCTGTACAAATAAAATACTACCAATTCCACACCCAAATGCCGTTCCAGCAACTGCCATTACTTGTGGTGGATTCTCACAATCTGAAATACACGCAAATCCAACAGCGCATCCACATCCAAGTCCAATGGCCAATGCTAGTTTTAAAATAGTTCCACTAGTGCTTACTTGTGGTGTTGTAACAACAGTATTTACAACTTTTTTTATAGTTTCTTCCATTGTTTTATCCATTGGTCACTTAATTTATTAAATTAGTTAATTGGATTAATTAACTGAATTAATGATACAAATAAAAAATCAAATTTTTCATTACTCTTAATTTAGATGTTGTTAATCTTTTTTGTCTCATTGGTCTTTTTAATCGGCATTCAACTGTGCTTGAACAGACACACCAGATTGTCTGTAATTCTTGACAGCATCGTTGATATTTTTACTAATGTACCTACCATGACCTCCTTTGCGCATCACTTTTTTCGTACAATATCTGGATGTTCGCAAACCAATACTATCAGCTTGACGAGAAGTAGTGATATCGTTGCTCAAGTAGACATAAGACCATTTATTATCTTCATTTTTTTGCTTTTCTTCCAACATTTCTTTAATATCACTTTGTTTGTATTTTTGACTGGCATTATCCGCACCATCTGTCACAACAACGATTAAGACATTCTTTTCATTTCTGAAACGTCGAATCGTCACGCCTAAAGCGTCATATAAAGCAGTGGTGGCGCTTGGTACATAGTCGTCACGTGTTAATTCTTTCACATCGTTTAATTCTTTGTTTTCTACCACACGATTAATTTTATTATTAAATTTTACAAGAGAAAATAATGCAGTTTGTCCTTCGACCTCTTTTTGTTCTTTAATAAGACTATTAATTGCTTTGATCATATCATTTCGAATATCACTCATACTTCCAGATTCATCAAGTACAATCACAATTTTAAATAAATCACTTGGTTCAATTGGTGTGTCATCGTAATCGATTGGCACTTGAACTGTTTTTAAATTTTTTTGTTGTTGTTGAACAGGAGCAGCGGTTTTTTTTCCAAATATACTATTGAGCATTTTTCTGTGTTTTATATTGTATGCTTTTCTTTAGGTATTTATTTTTCAAATTTTAAACGAAGTAAAAAATACCAAAATAAAAATACAAAATAAAAATACCAAAATAAAAATATTTTGAATTAATTTATTTCAACTAAATAAAAACAATAAAATGACTGGGCAATCCCATAAAAAATCAACTGGACAACTTCAAATTACAATTCCTTCTGATTTATACCTTCAAGGATATTATCTGGACTGAGATACGAGTCCGTTAGAATTTGCCCCGAAAGTGATTTCAGGGCATTTGTGGGATATGTGGTTTAACATAGT